ATGGACATGCGCATGCTGTTGCTCGTTGCAGGGCTCCTCGGCGCCGCGACCGTTGGGTTTGTGATCATGCGGTCTCAGCCGCAGATGACGCAGTGGCGCAAGGATAGCCCGGTGGAGTTCTGGGGTACCTTCGCCTTCTGGCTCGCTCTTCTGGCGCTCGTTGTTTTCGGAATTGATTTCTTGCGGGACGGCGCCTGACTGCGAGATCTCTCCTGGTAGCTGCTCCTGGGTCCCCTTCCCCTCGCGCTGCCTGACGGGCAGCGCTCGGCCGGGGATGACACCGTAGTTTAGAGCCAGCTCATCGACCAACGTTGCGCCAGGCGCGCCGCGGATGGCGCCACTCTCTGTGGCTCCGTGACTCTGTGTGAATCATTTTCCGTCGCCACGAGGGCGATATTTCAGAAAGAGGAAGAACAATGACCACTGACGCAAACGCGGCAGGCGATACAACTTTGTCGATCGAACGCGCTGCCGGCCTTCTCGGTTCGGCCCGCGAAAAAGAGGACGACGCGCCGGGCACGAGCGCCGGCGACGACAACGAAAATTCTTCGGCCGACACCACGGCTGCGGATCGCGCGCAAAGCGAAAACGATGCGCGCGGCGAGTCCTCTGAAACGAAGGAGGACGAGTCCTCCGAAGCGAACGAGGATTCGCAAGACGACGCGGAAGCCGAAACGCCGGGAACCCCGGCGCTCTCGCCGCCGCGCTGGTGGAACAAGCAAGCGAAGGAGCGTTTCGCCTCCCTTCCTCCCGAGCTGCAGGCCGTCGTGCATCAGCAGGAGGACAACCGCGAACGCGTGGTGCAGAAGGCCAAGCAGGATGCCGCCGAGGCGCGCAAACTTGCCGAAGCCCATAGCACCGAAATGAGCCAGCGCCTTCAGCTCATCGATCGCCTCGCCCCCGAAGCCGCGCAATTGTTCGCCGGCCGCTGGGCGAATGTCGACTGGTCCAAGTTGCCCGACCAGGTCGGCGCCGAAGAGGCGTTCAAGCTCAAGGCGCAATACGAGAAGGAGCGCGACACGCTCTCGACGCTGCATGCGATGCAGCAGACGGCGCAGGAGGAGGGCTTCAAGAATTTCGTCGCGACGGAATCCGAGAAGCTCAGGACGGTGGCACCCGAACTGACCGACGAGACGCATGGCCCGGCCCGCAAGCAGGAGCTCGGACGTTTCCTGCTCGCGCAGGGCTTTCAGCCCGAGCGCATCCAGTACATGAGCGCCGACGAGGCGGGGATTGCATACGACGCCATGCGCTGGCGCCAGGCGCAGTCCAAAGCCCAGGCGCTCTCGAAGAAGCAACCCGCGCAAGCCGCGAAACCGCCGGTGAAACCGACGGCGGCGGCGCGCACATCCCCATCGCGCAGCGCCGACGACGCGGCGAGGCGGCTCAAGGCAACGGGCCGTATCGACGACGCCATCGCGCTGCTCAACGCAAGAGGCTAACCCATGTCAGCACCCACCAACACCACGACCACGCTCACCAGCGTGGGCAACCGGGAGGATCTCGAGGACGTCATCTATCGCGTGGCGCCCGAGGACACGCCCTTCACTTCCAACATCGGCAAGGTCACGGCGAAAGCGGTCTACCATGAGTGGCAGACCGAGACGCTCGCCACGCCCAACGCCAACAACGCGCAGCTCGAAGGCGACGACATCGCCTCGCTCGATGCGCCGAATCTGACCGCGCGCGTCGGCAATTACTGCCAGATCATGCGCAAGACGGGCGGCGTCTCGGGCACGGAGGAGATCGTCGACAAGGCGGGCCGCAAATCCGAGATGAACCGGCAGAAGGTGCTGAAAGGCATCGAGGCCAAGCGCGACTTCGAGAAGCGCATCATCGGCAATTTCGCGTCGAACGCGGAATCGGGCGCCACCGCGCGCGGCACCGCGGGCTTCCTCGCTTGGCTGAACACCAACACCTCCGACGGTGCGGGCGGCAACGATGGCGGCTTTTCAGGCGGCATCGTGGCGGCCGCCGGCAACGGCACGCAGCGCAGCTTCACCGAGGCGCTGGTCAAGAGCGTGCTCGCAGCCGCCTTCGCAAACGGCGGCAAGCCGAAGCAGGCCTATGTCGGCCCCGCGCACAAGCAGCAATTCTCGGCCTTCACCGGGATTGCCTCGATCCGGAAGGACGTACCGGGCGACTCCATGGCGACGATCGTCGGCGCCGCGGATGTCTACGTCTCCGACTTCGGCAACTTGGCTCTGATCCCGCATCCTTACGGGCTCGGGCGCGATTGCTGCCTCGTCGATCCGGAGATGGTGGCCGTCGGCACGCTGCGCGGCTGGGCGACGGAGCCGCTGGCCAAGACCGGCGACTCCGAGCGCTTCATCCTCACCGGCGAGAAGTGCCTCGTGATGAAGAACCAGAAAGCCCACGCCGCCGTCCGCGATCTGCTCTAGGCAGACGCACGACGATCGCGAAGTCCCCCTCACCCGCAATCCGCTGGTTGATGCATCTCGCGCTGCAGCCCTCTCCCACAAAGGGGAGAGGGGACATCTCGCGCTGCATAAGCAGCAGCGATGTCATGCGCGACGCTGCCCTCTCCCCTTCGAGGGAGAGGGCTACCAAGCGCAATGCATCCGCCGACGAAGCGCGGGTGAGGGGGCTCTGCGCCCATCATCCCAACACCAACAAGGAACCCCACATGCCCCGCACCAACGAAAAACCCTCCACCGTCGAGCTCCGTATCCTTCCCCAGGGCGACGGCAAGGTCTTCACCGGCGAATACGATTCCACCGCGCACGAATTCACCAAGTACAAGAGAGGCGACGTCGTCTCCCTCGCCGAAGACATCGCGCGCGCCCTCGAAGCCCGGGGCTTCGCCGAGATCCTCTGATGCGCGCGCTCTATCGCTCCTCCGCCGGCATCCGCCATTACTGGCGGCCGGTCGGCGGCGACGACTACGAGGTGGTGTCGCTGCAGGATGCCGCCCCGATCCTCGAAGCGAACAAGAGCGCGGCCACCCACAATGACGGGTACTCGCCGTCGCGCGACCTCCGCCGCGCGCAGCGTCGATCCCGCTCATCGTCATCCTCAAATGGCTGAACGAAGAAGGCTGGTTCGCCCTCGACCCGGCCTGCGCCGACAAGCTGAAAGCGAAGCTCAACTCAAGCGACTACCGCTACCTGCGCACGGCCCCGGGACGGCTGTAGTCAGATTGCTCGATCGCGCCCAGTCGCATCGCTCGTAGAGCTAACGCAGTGGTCGCGGAGGGATGCGCAATGGACGCTGTGGAAGGTCTTGCGCCTTTGGCGCCCACTCGAGACACGCGGTCGGCAAGTTGACCGCGAGCGTAGCGAGCAAATGTCTCCACCGCGCCCACCTCTGCGTTAGCTCTACGAGCGCCTCCACGAAAAAGAACCTCGACGATGAGCCCCCAATGATCACCGACTACGCATCGCTCCAGTCCGAGCTCGCAAGCTGGCTCTGGAATCGTTCCGACATCGCCGCCCGGATTCCAACCTTCATCCAGCTCGCGGAAGCGCAGATGAACCGCCGGCTCACCTCGCGGCTCAAGACCGCTGTCGACTCGGCCTTCACGCTCGCGACGGAATTCACGCCGGTGCCCGACGACTTCGCCGGCGCGATCTCGCTCAAATTGCAGAGCGATCCGGCGCGCGAGCTCGCCTTCAAGACGCCAGACGGCATCGCGCAATTGTGGAACGACCGCACCGCAGGCGCGACGGTAGGCAAGCCCTTCGCCTACTCGGTTGTCGGCAGCGAGTTCCAGGTCTTCCGCGTGCCCGACCAGCCCTACACGGCGACACTTATATATAGGCAGCGCATCCCGGCACTCTCCGGCGCCGCGCCCTCGAACTGGCTGCTCGCCGCGCACCCCGACGCCTATCTCTACGGCGCGCTGCTCCAGTCCGCGCCGTGGCTCCGCCACGATGAGCGCGTGCCGATATGGCAGGCGGCCTTCGCGCAAATCCTCGCCGACATCCAGAGCGCTGACGTGGTGGAGACACAAGGCGCCAATCTTGCACCGAACGTTGGGGCAGTCGTCTAGCCGGCCCGCGCTCGCCCCGTCGGACCGCTCGTAGAGCCAACGCAGTGGTCGCGGGGGAATGCGCAGCGGTCGCCGTGGATTCTTGCGCGCGCAAGGCGCGCGCGATTCTTCCTCCTCTACGTCCACCGCGCAGTCCACTGCGTCCTCTGCGTTAAATCTACGAGCGCCTCAACGCGAACAAACGAGACGTCGATGCGAGCCTATTCTCCGTATCGGCGCCGTTCGCCTGACACACCAAACCCAAGAGTGTCGCTCGACTGCTCGACTAATCTTCGGTCGCGGCCTGGTAGCAGGTTTTCGCCGGTCCTTTGACGGGGATGTCGACAAGGAAAAGCACCTGCCCGTCGTCGCGTGAAACCGCGCGGGCGTGCCAGCTGCCATCCGAGAAGTCCGCTTTCCACACATACGACGGCAACGTCGCGCCACACACTTTCCTGGCGACCGCAATCGCGCCGTGCGTGTTCCTGACCGGAAAGTCGCCTGCGGCCGCTGGCGCAGGCGCCAGAAGAAACGCGAGTAGAAACGCGAGTAAAAACGCCCATGCCAGCGGCATGCCGCGTTTGAGAACGTCCATCACGATGGCCCCCCCGGGTCGTCGAGGCCCCAACCATACGCCGAGCAGAGGCTCTTTCAATGCCCGATACGTTCACGATCAACTACAACTTCACCAAGCCGCAGGTCGGCGCGTCTGCCGACACCTGGGGCACCAAGCTCAATGCCGATTTCGACGCGATCGATGCGAGCCTGTTCTCCGTCTCCGGCGTCGCCAGCGCGGCGTGCGCCAAGGCAAGCAACTTGTCCGACGTCGCCAACGCCACGGCGGCGCGCAGCAATCTCGGCCTCGGCAGCGCGGCGACGAAAGCCGCGTCTGCCGGCGGCGCGACGCTCGCCTCCGTCACCGGCACGATCACGGCAGGCCGCCTCGCATCCTTCGCCGACGCCAACGGCACGATTCAGGACGCAGGCTTCAGCACCGGCGCGTTCCTCATCTTGTCGAACAATCTCTCAGACTTGCAGAGCGTGCCGGCCGCGCGCACCAATCTGGGGCTCGGCAATGCGGCGGTGAAGGCGGTTTCCTCGAACGCCAGCGGCGCCTTGGCCTCGGTCAATTCTGCCGCCACCGGCAATTTCGCGGCCTTCAGCGACAACAACGGGACGGTCTCGGATTCCGGCGTTCACCTATCCTCCTTCCTGCAAACCGCGAACAATCTTTCCGATCTTGCGAACGCCGCGACAGCGCGCAGCAATCTCGGCCTCGGCAGCGCCGCGACGCAGAACGCTACCGCCTTCGATGCCGCAGGCGCCGCCGGCGCGGCGCAGTCGGCGAGCCTGCAGAAATCCGCGAACCTCTCCGACCTCGCGAGCGTCTCGACGGCGCTCGCCAATCTCGGCATCCAGGCGATGGTCGCGAACATCGGCGCGCCGTCGGCGGGTTCGAGCCTCTCGACCGCGCACGGTTTCGGCGCCGTGCCGCTCATCCGCCACGCCTTCATCCAGTGCGCAACGGCCGAGCACGGCTACGGCGTCGGCCAGACCGTGCAGCTGCCAATGGGCGGCACCAGCCGCAATGACGGCGGCTCGGTGTGGGCGGACGCGAGCAACATCGGCGTGAACATCGGCGCCAACGGAATCTGGGTGACCAATCCCGCCACCAACCAGGGTGAACAGATTACCGCCGCACACTGGAATCTTTTCGTCGCCGCACTGTCGGTGTGAGCGCGCGTACTGCGATCAACCTGGGCTCATCCAATAAACGCCTTGGCCGAGATCCGAATATGGTTGCCCCCAATCGGGTTTGTCCCGTCTATTTCGAAAGACAAAGTAGCTCCAGCCACCATCAAAATCTGGCTTCATGTAAATATGGACGCCGTATGGAAAGACCGTCACGAAATAAGGCCTGAGGCTTGCGATCACAGGTGGCCACCGGTTTTTCGGGACGTCCACAAAGTCCCGGCCAGCAATCGAGTCGCCCGAAGACTCTCTGGGAGAAACTGGGAAGGTCTTCATCAAGAGGTCGGATTCGGCCCTGATCGCCTTCAATGTCGACGCATCATGTGTCGGCCACGCCCAACCTGCGTGCAGGAGCCACGCGCCACCAACAGGCAGGGCGAGCACAAGTGCCAAAGCGACAAGCGCGCCTACAACACGGCGTACCGTCTTGGACGTCATCTTCAGCAAGCCCCGGCTTCGCGCTCATGAGCGTACCTGAGGTCTTCGGACTGACGATCAAATCGATTTTTCAGCGTTAAGGAGTGCTTGCGCCCAAGGAAATGGCTTTCCCCAGCCGCCGCGAAAGAAAGATTCAACGCGAAGGACGCAAAGGTGTCGCCAAGGACGCGGTGGCCTCTCGCTTGTGATCAGGGTCGTGGCTCGAACCAGCCAGGACTAGCTGCGCTTCGCGCGATCCAATACGAACTCCCGTAACACGACGGCGCGAAGCGCAATCAAATCCCTGCCGGGAGGGGTCGTCACACAACGCGCGCCCTCGCGTCCTTTGCGCATCCTTCGCGCCCTTTGCGTCAAATCTTTTCTTCACCCCTCCACGGTGTCCGCCATGCTCATTCCCCTCCGCCTCCCGCCCGGCATCTATAGAAACGGCACCGAGTACCAAGCGAAGGGCCGCTACTACGACGCCAATCTCGTGCGCTTCTACGAAGGCACCATCCGGCCGCTCGGCGGCTGGATGAAGCAGTCGACGACGGCGGTCACCGGTTCGCCGCGCGCGCTCCTCGCCTGGAAGGACAACACGCTCACCACCTGGGCCGCGATCGGCACGCATTCCCGTCTCTATGCGATGTCGCGCTCGGGCAGCTTGAGCGACATCACGCCCGCGGGCTTCACGGCCGGCCGCGCCGATGCGATCGCGGGCGGCGGCTACGGCTTCGACGCCTATGGCAGCTCGGCGTACGGCACGCCGCGGCCCGACACCTCGCTCATTCTCGATGCGAGCGTCTGGTCGCTCGACACCTGGGGTGAGGATCTCGTCGGCTGCATGGCCGAGGACGGCAAGATCCACCAATGGTCGCTCGACACGGCCGTGCCCGCGGCTTCCATCGTGGGCGCGCCGGTCGCGCGCGCCATCGTCGTCACCGAGCAGCGCATCCTGATGGCGCTCGGCGCCGGCGGCAATCCGCGCCGCGTGGCCTGGAGCGACCAGGAGAACAACACGGACTGGACGCCGTCCGCCACCAACCAGGCGGGCGATTTCAATTTGCAGACCAACGGGCGGCTGATGTGCGGCAAGCGCATCCGCGGCGGCACGCTTCTCTTCACCGATCTCGATGTGCATCTGGCGACCTACACCGCCGACAATCTCGTCTACGGCTTCGACAAGCTCGCCGACAATTGCGGCGCCATCTCCCAGAACTGCGCCGGCACGGTCGACGGCCGCACGGTCTGGATGGGCGCGCGCGGTTTCTGGCTCCATGACGGTTATGTCTCCGCACTGCCCTGCGAGGTCGCCGACTTCGTCTTCTCCAGCATCAATCCGGTGCAGGTGTCGAAGGTGTCCTGCTTCGTCAATTCCGCCTTCGGCGAGGTGACGTGGCTTTATCCAAGCGCCGCGAGCCTCGAGAACGACCGCTACGTCACCTGGAACTACCGCGAGAACCATTGGAGCATCGGCGCGCTGGCGCGGCTCTGCGGCGCCGATCGCGGCGTGTTCCTCTATCCGCTCCTCTGCGGCGCCGACGGTTATGTCTACGAGCACGAGACGGGCTTCTCTTACGACGGCGCGGTGCCGTTCCTCGAAGGTGGGCCGCTCGAGCTGGGCGAGGGCGACACCGTCTTCGGCGCGGAGTGGCTTTTGCCCGACGACATGACAGCTGGCGATGTCACGGCGACGTTCAAGGTCAAATTCGTGTCCGACGATACGGAGAGTGTCTTCGGTCCCTACACGCTCTCGAGCCGGACCGATGTGCGCTTCGAAGGCCGCCAGGTGAAAGTGCGCTTCACCGGCGCCAACCTGACCGACTGGCGCATCGGCGTGCCGCGGCTCGATGTGATCCCCGGAGGAAAGCGCTGAATGGCGGGCGCCCCTCACGCGTTTGCTTCGGCGAAGCCCTCGCACAGGAATTCGTAGCAGGGACCGTCATCGAAACAGATTTGAAGGTTCCGTAGTCGCAGGACGGGCTCTCTCGGATCGCGGTTTGCGAACCTCATGCTATCTGCCAGCCACTTTGTCTCGCCGAGGTCCACGACTCTTCCGTACGACGCGCTCAGCATCTCTACAGTCAGCAATCGCAGGTGCGTGCACATGAACGCTGCAACGCCGTTGAAGTGCAGGGTGAACTCTTGATCTTCGGTCGTAAACGAGACCTCGTACTGGCGATGATGCAACTCCCTCAGGTGCGGTCCCTGGATTGCGCTGATCGGAACTGGGCATTTCCAAAGCGTGGCGAGTGCGCTCATTTTTCCTCACGTGAGCCTTTGCTCACTGTGGCAAAGAAGGACGACATTGATGCTGTCTCTTCCCGCGCCGTCGCAGTCTTACGATTCGCGCAACGAGGCGCAAGCGCGCGCTTCCCTCGAGCGCGCCGATGCATTGAACCTGAAAACGAACAAGGCCACCGACCGCATCCTCCTGCGCGCCCACAACGGCTCGGTGTGGGCGGTGTCCGTGTCGAATGCGGGCGCGGTCGTCGTGACGGCAGCGTGATCCACGCTTTCCTCCCCCGGCTTCGCCGGGGGAGGTGGATCGGCGCGAAGCGCCGAGACGGAGGGGGCGTCCAGAGAGCGGCGCGTCTCAAACCAACCGTGTCATCCCCGGCGAGCTTCGCGCGCCGATGTGCGCGAAGCGAGGTAAGGGCACCCAGAGGCAGCGTTCAGCATGCGGCTGCGCGAATGCGCGCGCACAACTTCGACGTCCGTAGACACGCTGCCCCTGGGTCCCCTTCCCCTCGCATTGCAGCGCAATGCTCGGCCGGGGATGACACCGCATTTTTTCTCCACGCTCTCCGCGACTCCGCGTGAGCAACATTGCAGCGACACGAGAACAGCGATGCAGAACAATACGAACGCCACCGCCGCCGCGTCCGAATGGGCGCGGTGCCGGCATTGGATCGAGGCCGCGCTCGCACATTCGCCCCGCTTCGAAGACATCGAAGACGTCGAGCGCGCGATCGCCGAAGGCCGCTACCAGTTCTGGCCGGGTGAGAGATGCGCTGCGGTCACCGAGGTCGCCGAATTCGCCCGCGCAAAGATGCTCATCGTGCTGCACGGCGGCGGCGATCTCGCCGAGCTGATCGATGAGCTGGAGCCCGCCTTGTGCGCCTTCGCGCGCGCCGCCGGCTGCGACGGGATCATGGGCCTCGGCCGCAAGGGCTGGGAGCGCGTGTGCGAGCGCCGCGGCTACGAATTCGGCTGGATCGCGATGGTGAAGATGCTGAGGAATTGATGCGCTGGTTGAACGCGCACGATCCTACCAAATGCGACCGCCACTTTTGATGACCACCGCGATTCCGCCCGCCAAGAACACAAGGCTGACCGTTCCCGCGATGCAGACGCCTATCCAGTAAAGGACTGGTTTCTCGTCTCTGCGCAGAACGTATCCGCCCCGGCCTCTGAGTTGGCCCGATCGAAGCGCGAAGCCCACACTCGTTAGGCCGATGATGGGGACGAGAAAGAAAAAGATAAGCACGCGTCCCGTCATCCCGTCCTCTACCCGCAAGAACCGACCTAAATGGGATACTCACATGAGCGGCAGTACAAAACAAACCACATCCAACACCGTCGATCCGGCGCTGATGGCGTTGTATCAGCAGAACTACAACACGGCGCAGGGCGTCGCGAACCGCCCTTATCAGCCCTACGCGGGTGAGCTCGTCGCGCCGTTCGCGCCGGCGCAGACGCAAGCCCAGGGCCTGCTCGGCAACATCGCGACCGGCAATGTCGGCGATAGCGCGCTCGCCAGCGCGGTCGGCAACGCGCAAGGCGTCCTCGGCTACACGCCGCCGGCGATCGCCGCGCCGCAGATCTCGACGCAGCAGATCGCAGCGCCGCAAATTAGTGGCGGCTCGCTCGCGAACACCGATCTCACGCCGTATCTCAATCCCTACCAGTCCGATGTCGTGAACAGCACGCTGGCGCAGCTCACCCAGGCGCGCGGCATGGCGCAGCGCCAGACGAACCAGCAGGCGACGGCGGAGAACGCCTTCGGCGGCTCGCGCTCGGGCGTCGCCAATGCGCTGACCAACCAGTATTACGACCAGGACACCGCGAACACGCTCGCGAACCTCAACGCGCAGAATTTCACGCAGGCGCAGAACGCGGCGCAATCCGACATCGCGCGCCAGCTTACCGCCGCGCAGGCCAACCAGGGTGCGGGCCTTACAGCCTCGCAGGCCAACGCCGCGAACGCGCTCTCGGCCTCGAACGCCAGCGCGGGCAACACGCTCGCCGCGGGTCAGGCGAACACCAACGCCGGTCTCGCCGCGCAAAATCTCGGGCTCAATGCTTCCAACCTGTTGAGCGGACTCTCCGCGCAGCAGCTGCAACAGGCGCTCGCCAAGGCCGGCGCGCTCTCGACCGGCGGCAACCAGCAGCAACAACAACAGCAGGCGGTGGACACCTCCGCCTATCAGCAATTCCTGAACAAGTGGAATTACCCGCTCGAGCAGCAACAGCTCCGCAACCAGGCGCTGGGGCTCATTCCGCTGCAGCAGACGCAGACGACGACGCAGACGCAGAATCCGGGGCTGCTTGGAATCCTCGGCGGCATCCTGAACGGCGCGCAGACGGCGGCCAGCCTGGGCGCCTTCGGTTAGAGGTGACGCATGAGCATCTTCGATTTTCTTGGCAGCGATCCCAATCCCGACGCGCAGCCGCTCGCCGCGTCCCTGCCTACCCGTCACGGCAACGTCGCCGCGGAAATTCCCGGCCTCACCATCCGCGGTGCGCAACCTTACGGGATGTTCGGCACCGGTCCCCTGAGCCATGGCCAGAAGCTCGCACTCGCGGCCGCCGGATTGCGCGACGCGATCGCCTCCGTGCAGGGCAGGCCCGCGGAAAATTTCGCGCAGGCGCAGCAGCAGGTCATGCAGACGGGGATCGTCCAGCAGCAGGCGCAAGCGCGCCAGGCCTATGCGCGCGCGATGCAGGCGGGCGATGCCCGCGCCATCCTTCAGGCGCGCGCGCAGCTCATCGCGAGCGGCGCGGTGCCGGCGAACTATGCCTTTCCGCAGATGCAGCGGGGCTACGTCCTGTCGGCCGATGGGACGGAGGCTGAGGCCGTCAGAGGCGGTCCCGCCGATCCGCGCGTGATCGCCCAGCGCGCGGCGGCGCGGCGCGGACAATTGCCGCCACCCGCGCCGGCCCAGACGGTGGTGCCGGGCGTGCCGGCATTCTACAGCTACGACGAAAATGGAGACCCGCAGCCATGAGCTTCCGAGTTGTCGCCGATGACGGCAGCATCCATCAGTTCCCTGACGGCACGCGCACGGAGGTGATTGCGTCGGCGCTCGCGCGCTATCACGCGGCGCTCGCGGCCGGAAAGTGTTCCGGCGCCGGCGCCGACCTGTCGCGAGCGACCTTTCCCGGCACAGGCGGCACGCGAATGGCGAATCTTCCGCCGGGTGTGCGCCGGACTGCGGTAGAATAGCGGACCGCGGCGGGATCGGGAGGAACGCGCCATGAATCGCACCACGAAGCTTTTGCTCGCTGGACTTGTTCTTGCCCTCGCATGCCGCGCCGCAGACGCGGCCGAGTTCGCCGGAACGCGCACGACGAAGGTGATGGGTGCGGCGCAGCGGATCGATCCCTACAAGAACTATCGCGTCCTCATCCTGATGCACGGCCGCGTCGTGGCGGGCGCGAGCTCGGTGAACGGACTCGATTCGGACACCGCCGACGTGGCCGAGTACCGCGCCGGTGACGATCATAGCGGGGTCCTCAAGATCCCAGGCACCAGGAAGTTTGGTGACGTCACGCTCAAGCGAGGCGTCGTGCAGGATTCCGACTTCTGGAACTGGCTCAAGAACGCGAGAGGAAACGGCAAGCGCAAGGACCTCACTATCGTGCTCCGCGACGAGGCCGGCCATCTGAAGGGGCGCTATGTCCTGCACCGCAGCTGGGTGTCGAAAATTCAGGCACCACCCCATCTCGATTCACGCGGGAGCGACGTCGCGGTCGAAGAGCTCGTTCTTTCGCATGAAGGCATAGACTTGCAGCCGCCGCCCTGAGGTTGTTCCCCAGTGCGCGAGGCGCATGGCAGCACGCGGCGAACGCTGCGCGTCGAACGCCATTTGAGTCCGGTCGCGACGATTGCTGCATCGCAATAGAGCCGCCGGTGTTACTGTGCGCGCGCACAGCGCCGCCATCGCGTCCCATCACTCGCAATCGGGAGGCATCATGAAACGCGCAAAGCTCGCCCTCTTCGCCGGTCTCGTTCTCGTCGTTGCCCCTTGCTCGGGCGCATCCGCCGCCGAATTCGGCGGAACGCACAGCACATTCACCGCCGGCGTGGGCCAGGGATTGGATCTCTACAAGAACTTCCGCTTCCTCATCCTCATGGACGGCCGCGTCGTTGCCGGCGCAAGCCAGATGACCGGGCTCGACATGACGACGCAGGGCACGGCACGCGGCAATCCGGGCCCGTGGCTGGAGAAAATGCCGGGCCGCCTCAGATGGGAGCCTATCACGCTCGAGCGCGGCGCGACGCGCGACACGGCATTCGAGAACTGGGCGCAGGGCGGCGCCAGGCAGCGCAGGAACATCACCATCCAGATCAGGGACGAGCGTGGCGGGGTCGCACGGAGCTTCACGCTCAGCAATTGCTGGGTCTCGCAATACCAGGCTCTGCCCGATCTCGACGCGAGCGCCAACGCGGTCGCCATCGAGCACATCAAGCTCGAGAGCGAAGGCTGGAGCCGGGACGACGCCGTTCGTCAACCGCTGCCATAAGCGCGGCGCCCCGGAATGTTGACGAGTTCAAGGAGCCGATTGACAGACAGGAGGAAGCCATGCGTCGCGCATCGTTGCTCACCCTTGCAGGCGTCCTGCTCGCCCTCGCGGCAGGCGCCGCGCAGGCAGCCGGGTTCGCGGGATCGCGCAGCACCTTCTCGCCAAATTCTGCGAATTCGGCCCAGCTCTTCGATCCCTACAAGAATTTCCGCGTTCGTGTCGTGATGGACGGCACTGTCGTCGCCGGCGCGAACGCGCTCACGGGACTCAATGCCGGGAGTGCGGTTGGCCTTGCGCCCGGCGCCGGTCCCGATCAGCCAGCGCACTCTGTGACGGGCCGCAGAATATGGAAGCCCGTCACGCTCGAGCTCGGCATAAGCCAGGACCCCGCGTTCCAGTCCTGGGCAGTTGGACAGGACCCCGAGAAGCGCAAAGACATTGATATCGTGCTGATGAACGAGCGCGGCCAGCCCGTGACGACCTGGCATCTGCATCGCGCCTGGGTGTCGGAGTACCAGGCGGCGCCCGCTCTCGATGCCGGCGCCCACAGGGTCGCAATCACGTCGATCAAGATCCAAAACCAAGGCTGGGAGCGCGACCCGGTCCTGAACGAGCCGTCGCAGTAGGTTCGCTCTGTACGACGCCCTCGTCTTGGGGCAGAGATGGGGTGCTGGTCCGACCGGTTACTGGGCGTCCAAGGAATGTCACCCGCTCTCGCCGAAAGAATTTTCGGCATCATTGTCATCGCCAACGGTGCTGCAGTTGCGAGCGGGATGTTGGTGTCCCTGCTGCTGCGCCGCCGCATAGGCGCTCTCAGGCCCGAAGGTCTTGGCGGTTTCAACTACTCGATCGGCGGCACCGTTGCCTTTATGCGCTACCTGTTCGGATCCGGTCATCGCGAATTGCGTGATCCGTTGGTCGATCGGCTCGCGCTCGCCTACAAACTCCTCCTTTTCGCCGTCGTCGGTTTTCTCTCCGTGGGGTTGGTCGACATGTTTTGGCCTCGGGAGACGGATCGAACGGAAGTCTCCGGCCCGGTACACCCGGGGCACACGCATCCCCTGAACGCGGATGGTGCAGCGATCCTTGCTTTGATCGGTTTCTACGTCGCGCTCTTTGCGGGGTTCTGCCGCTACCTCCGTCAGGCTCACCCTGAGATCTGGCAGAGGCTCGGACGCCCGTCGCTGATCATGAACAACACGCCGATCACGACCTCGAAGGTGCTCGGATTCATCTGGAGCGCGGAGCATAACGATATCGGCGACTCGAAATTGTCGATCGCAATCTTCGTGATCCGGCTGGTCAGTCTTGCGCTCATCGGGGCTGTTGTATTCCTGGGCCGTCGAGCCTAGCGCCGCCCCGAACGCGGGCGACCCGCCCACAGCCGACCGCCGCTACTAATCCTCAGGAGCCCCAATGCACATCTTCACGCTCGCGCGGCGCGCGGGCGATGGCCAATCTACGCGCAGCGAGTGGCTGGGCGAGGATGGTGAGGTCCTCTGTCCCTGCCTCGAGCGCGGGCGCGACATGGCGAAGCATCCGCGCATTCCGCCAGGCACGTATCCGCTGATCCTGCGCCATGAAGGCGGGCTCGACGCGCGCTATCGCGCGCGCTTCGGCGCTTTCCACAAGGGCATCGTCGAGGTCGCCGACGTTCCCGGCCGCGCCTTCATCGAATTCCACATCGCGAACACCATCGAGGAATTGCGCGGCTGCATTGCGCCGGCGTCCGCGATGATCGCGCCGAAGAAATCGAGCGACGGTCACTGGCAAGCCTTCGCCTCGGAAGCCGCGTACCGGCGCATCTATCCCATTCTCGTCTGCGCCATCGCCGATGGCGCGCAGCTCAACGTGCAGGATCACGACTCATGAATATCGAAGATCGCATCGCCGGCCTCGAAGCCTCGCTGAAGACCGAGCTCGCCACGCTCAGGACGCATGTCGAAGCGGCGTTCGCCGACGACGTCTCCTGGTGCGAGCGCTACTGGGATTACATCGCGCTCGCCGCCTTCGCGGCGGGACTCCTCATCGGCGCGGTGGCCTGACTATGACTCTGGTCGAGGAATGGAAAAGCGCCTGGCGCTGGTTCTCTGTCCAGAGCATGGCGCTCTCGGTCGTCCTGCTCTGCGCCTGGCAGGCGCTGCCCGATGAATTGCGCGAGGCGCTGCCGCGCTGGCTGCCGCATTGGCTCGCCATAGCGCTCCTGGCGCTCGGCATTGCCGGACGCCTCGTGAAGCAGAAGGGGAAGAGCTGATGCTGCCCTTCAACTTCTTCACCTGGCTCAAGCTTGCCGGCGCTCTGGCACTCGTTCTCGCGCTCGCTGCGGCATATGCCTGGTGGCATCACGTCGAGGCGCAAGCCGCGCTGGTGCCCGGTCTTTCGCAGCGTATCGCGAGCGACGATGCGCGCGCGAATGCGCTCGCGGCGCGCCTCAACCAGATCGCGACGGCGCGCGCCACAGCCGAACGCGCACTTGCCGCCTGGCAGGCGGACAAATCCCTCGCGCTCCAATCTCTCGAAAAGGAAGGACAGCATGCATCCGCTGCAACGAATCCCGTTTGTGCTCCCTCTGATGCTGACCGCGGCCTGCGCAACGCCACCCTCGGCCGGCTCGCCGGGTCTGACGAAGCTCGAAGCGCAGCTCAGCTGCCCTGAGCCCCCCGCGGAGCTGACCCAGGATCTCCCCCCGCCGGTGTTCGAAGGCGGTGAGAGCTGGATCCAGTGGTCCGATGCGCTCCTCGGCTGGGGCGCGGAGGAGGCGCGGCGCCGCCACGACCTCGTGCGCTGGGTCGGCGCCAATTGTGGAGGCGGTCATGGCTGAGCGCGCTCTCGACTTTGCCCTGGCTGAACGCGAGCACGCGGTTCGCGCCGTCACGCATGAAGACATCCTCGACCGCATCGCGAGGCTCGAGACCAAGGTCGATGCCCTGACCGAGGCCTTCGCCGCCGGGCGCGGCGCAGTGCGGATGCTGTTCGTGCTGGGCAGCCTCGTCACCGCGCTCGTCGCGATCGCGGCGTCGGTGAAGGCGCTGGTTCATTGAGTCAAGGGAGGCCCGCGTGACGCTGACGCCGGACATGCTGGAAGCGGCTTACGAATTCCTGCGCACGACAGAGCCGTTCCGGCGCTGGAAGCTGCCGCACGCCGATGACGTGGCCTTCAAGGTGACGCGTCACTCCGACCGCTTCGGGGAGTTCGAAGCCGCTGAGCCTCCGATGATCGCAGTGTCGGAGAGAATCGTAGGGCACGCGCAGACTTTGCTGATGACGCTGGCGCACGAAATGATTCACCTGCGCCACCACCTGGCAGGCGTGCGCGGCGACGTCGAGCACGGCGCGAACTTCCGCCGCAACGCCGCACGCGTCTGCCGCCACCACGGCTGGGACGCGAAGGCGTTCTAG